CCACAGGCTCAATCCGGCTGATCGCAGCATTCCCCAATACCGTAAAACTATTACCCGTGGGGGTAATTGCCAGTATAGAGGCACTTGCTACATCAGCACCTTTGGACCAATACACTGAGTGACCATTCGCATCCAAGGTATTTCCCAATTGGGGTGATAGATCAGTGACCAGATTGGTTGTTGCAGTAGTTAGCCCGACCACCGTGGCTCCGGTAAAATCCGCCAATGTGCTAATGGTTAGATTGGGGGCCGTCACGGAGGTAAATTTGCCCGTATCAGGGGTAGTTGCACCAATCGGAGTGCTATCGATGCTTGTCACACCGGTGCCGTCAATCACGATATCTGTGACTGGTCTAGTTGCTAGATCAATTACGTCTCTTGTGGCTTTAGTAGTCATTTTATTCTCCCTACATCACTCGTATGCGGTTATAATTTTATTGCAGTGATATACCAATCATTGCCATCGAAAACTAATGTCACCGATCCATAATTGGTGTTAATCATATATGGGGTGGCCGTCCCATCAATGTTTAGGCCACCGGCGGACACTGTGATGGCTGTAGTGCCTGCCCCACCGGATTCATCCTTAATCGTGACCTTACGTCCAGAATTTGCTGCATTAGCTAGAATTCCACTGAGACTGACCGTCACAGGAAGGGTCGTATTCCGAACCCCTACATAGCTCACATTTGCACCAACAGTATACGAGGTTGCATTAATGCCAACACGATCCTCAAACCCCTGACCGGTGCTTGATGCTATTTCAACAGTATTACCAAGATCGGTAATCGTCACGTTTGCACCAGCCGTTAATGATTTACTCTGTAATACATATCCGACTTTAGGGCCTACCAATGATACACCGGTTCCCAAACTGGCCAGTGTATTGATTTCACCAGTAGCCGCTGATAGTAGGATGTTCCGCAAACTGCGAATATCCACTTTTTCACCACCAATGAATGGTGATGAAAACACTACCGAATCATTCACATATGCGGGACTAAATGTTGCTACCGGATTAGGGGTGCCCGATGCAGCATCTGCTGGATTCAATGTAATCTCAAACGTAGTAGCTGATGGGGTTGTGGCCACTGTAAAATTCTGATTGTTATATTCTGTTTCAACAAATCCGAGTAATGTGATTGGATTACCAATGGATAGGTTGTGAGTTGCATTGGTTGTAACTAATCCAACCGTGGGGCTGGTTTTGACCAATGACGCAATCGATACATCTTGCTGCACCAATGTATAGTCGGTTCCCTCAAATTTAAGTTGACCATTCACGTAAACAAAGACGCCTGCTGGATCAGAACCAGTAACACCTGTAGTGAATGTGGTATCCCCTCCCACAGCCGTATATTGAGCACGAGACACTTGTGCAGTCTGTGCCAGCACATTACTCACTAATGATCGGACGAATACCCTAACCCCTGTGGCAGGGGCATTGATAAAGCTGACCACTGTGCCCACCAAAGTGTAATCCAATACTGGGGCCTGTCTAACACCATCAAGATAAATTTCAACATATTCGGCTGAAATCGCAACTGGAGACCCTGATGGATACCCAGTTGTTGCGCCATCACCAATATATGAATTTTCAATCACCTGTGCTGCATATCGACCACCGGATGCCTGCCACACGGTGCCATCCCAAGTGAATAACACCTGAGTGTCTAAATCCCAATACAATTCCCCTAATGTTGGAGTAGGGACCGTAGGCGGATTACCAGCCGCATTACCGACTGAGGCGGGAACTCCACCCAGTTCCACCCATTGGGCCACCGGTGTGTTCGTATATTTGTATATACCGGAATTGGTCAGATTAAACACTATACGACCATCATAGTTATCCGTGCTGGATAAGGCTGGCAATGACGGTAAAATTTCAATAGCAGATGCCAGTGGATATCTGGTTGTTGGGTCGATATTGATCCCATAGTTGCCATTCGCTAGTTGTCCATATGGGACAAATGATCGTGCCATTATCGCAGTTCCTTACGTCTTAAGACCAAACAGGTATACATCAACATTCAATGATCCACCTGTTGCGGCACTCGTAACTTCAATATTCACTGTAGACCCACCAGTTACTACATGTGTGGTCCCCTGCACTACATAATACCCATGCTGGCTACCACTCGACAAATTCACGTTAACATTTTCCATCACATCCTCGGATGATGTTACATACAGGTTCACCAGTGCAGGACCTGTGGCAGTTGGGGACCCATTAACCACCAACAGCATTGCAGTGACGTGGTATGATGAACCGTCATTGGGGTCCGTGAAGACGGCGGTACTACCCGTTGCTGATAAATCAACATTTGTGGCAGTTGGCAACATGGAAAATACTGCGCTACTATTAGTGGTCGGACTCCCCAGTGGGACAAATGCACTGCCAGTATAGTAGCTAATGTCATCGGACACCGGATTATGCCATAGCATGCCAGTGACCGGATTGGTGGGAGCAGATGAATTTGAAAAATTCTCCAACAATCGGTATTGGGTAGTAGCTATCGTTGGGCCATATAGGGAAATACCCTGGCCGACCAATTCAATGGGAAAGGTGTTTCCGGTAGTGGACGCTACGGGAATCGTTGCCACAACAGCACCAGCAGTATTTGAGATCGTATATGAAGGCATGTATAATTTCCTTAGTAATGGTATTTAGGCTATTATGGATTCACCGTAATTCGGATCGTATAAATGATCTCGATGACTCGATTAGAACTTTTCTCTATGGGTGAGAAAATAACATGGGAAAACAGCAAACCAGATTCGGTCTTCAATCCGATTTCGTCAAACACGAATGGCGAGCTATTAATATTACTACCCCCTACGTTATCTGTGGCAGATTGCCCAAACGGTTCGGTCTTATCAATCACGCATCTGATTTCGATATCACTGAATAGGGTCCCGTTGACGTGTTTGACAGCCATTTGATTACCCGATGGTGCGCCATTGTTATCATCCACCACCTCAAAATATACGGGGACATTCAAATCTGCAGCACCTGTAATATTAGGACTGGCATAGGTGATATTACCTAAAGGGTCAACAGTTGCCCCACCTGTCCCAAAATGCATTGAGAATATCGATCCATTTGTGGACCGGTTAGCCAGTGCTGCTGCAATCAGCACAGATGCATGCTCCCTATGGATCGCATTCCGCTTATTCAGTAATTCAATGGGGGTAGATGATCCCCCATCGTACCCGACAATTTGTAGGTGTCCCTCAAGGCCCACCCCGACTTGGTCTGATAGACTACTCATATGCAATTCCCTTCTGTCGTATTTAGGCGTGTCCGTATATCATTTAAAGTGTAACTCATCCACACAGATGTTGCCATATCTGATAGGCATCAGGGAAGTCCGTAGCAGCATTTGGTAATTGCCCCAACGCATACCCCCCAGATACTACACCAATACCACTATTTGGATATTGTAGCAATGGCGGATTTGTGAAACTGGTTCCTACAGAGTAAACTACATTAAATATAGTCCCAGAATACTCCAGAATCTGTGAATCCTCTAATACCATTATTTGATCCAACGCAGCCAATACCACACCGGTATCCACCCATCCTGTGCCATCCCAGCTATATATCAGACTATTGGTGGTATCCAATACTCTAACCCCAATGCGTCTGTTACTCTCATAGCCCAATACTCCATCGTATAGTAGATGATCAGCGAGAGCACGATCAACGATATGTGGCATACACACTAATAGATCAGTTGGATTAGGCCCAAAACGGGTTCCGAGATAATTGACATTAATAAACCCATTCAATACTGGATTATCCATGATCAACACACCATTGATTATGTCATAAGTGGTAGGAACAGATGACACGTTCACATTGTGCAGACTACCAATAGGAAATTGATTATGATAAAAGTCTACGGTGTCACCAGCCGTCAATATTGGATTGTAACTCACAGTCACCACACCCCCTGCACTTGGGGACACATGGATGATAGTGGTTTGTCCAACAGTGACACTCCGTATAATACGAACACTAATAGGGGTCCCAGCCGTCGGTGGCACCGACCAGTTAATCGTATTAGGATTACCAGCCGTGATAGTATAATCGACCTGCGTGGCAGAATATCCATTTTGTATATTACCACCACGGAATAACATCATGTTATCGGGACTGGCATCTGCAATACCTACAATAGTATCGACCGGCCCACCTGATGCGTTAAACTGGACATGATCAATGTTATAGGCGGTATACGAGGTTGGTGGTAGCACCCTCACATGGATTAGATCACCATTTGGGGGAGGCGTAGTAAATTGTATAGTCCCCTGCACAGGAATGGTATAGTCAGCCCCCAATACCTGATATATCCCATTAACAAATACAAAGGCTGTCACATTGTTGGCATTATCCCCAACGGGGTAGCTTGTAGTCACACCATCCCCTACTAGGTTATATGCATTAAACAGCGATGATGAATTTCCAAATCCATTACCCAAGGAAAAAATACTAATCCCATCGGTGTTAAACGGCGGTGCTACGAAATCGATGTTACTGTTCGTTGCATTGGCCGTATAATCGGTTGACGGTATCTGTAATGTGGCGTTCTTCCACACGAAAGCATTATTCGCAGATACACTATTAGTAGGATGATTACTGTTAAATGACACTGTAGCATTGTCACCCATATAATACACCCCTAGGGGGGTAAATTTTAAGGAGGAAACGGTTGGTGGAAATTGTAACCACGTCAGTGTATTACCACTAATGGTATAATGGACCCCACTAGTCATCAACACATTATTCAGCATCACTTTATTCACTGATGGATTAGCCAGACTAAATGTGGTTGTGGCACCATCGGCGTGATATACTGAATCGGGATGGGTGAGAAACTCAACAACCCGTGGAGTAACCGAGGACTGGACATAATCTACCCCCTCAACCAGTTGAGTCCCATTTAGATCAACGCGAGAGATTGGTAATGAATTCTGTCTAGTGACGTAATGAGTATTGCTCACCACTACGGGTTCACTAGTCATGAACACGGCTGGTCCAGCAGGGATGACAGGCTCATTACCGGCCAGTATGTAGAAGCTGCGGGGACCATCGTTGATTGGTGGCATATCCCAAGCTGTTGCATCCCACGGAGTAGTATCCCATCCCGCATATGAAGGGGTCCATTCGGTCGAAACCTTAATTGACACTGAGTCAATAATATCATCGGACACCCGCTCCTGTGGGTTAGTAGCAGGAGTTGTATAACACTCGTCCATAGATGCGAATGGTGCATATAGGCCCATTTCCATCTGCCGAACCACATGATGCTTAAAGCTACTTGGAGTCACAGTGAACGAAGAATTAGCAAGAGTATCACCCAGTGTTGGCACCCCGCCAATATAAAATGCTCTAGTCTGTTCCAGCTCGATTGTGATATTGCTCCCAAGCGGGGCATTAAACTCAGCAATCACCGAGGTGTGCAATTTGATAAAACGAACGACATGGCCAATGTCTGTCATATTCACGGGGGTCCCATTGTCCCTCATAATGATACGATGGGAATATCTGGTAGGATCAAACCGGCTAATAAATGTATATCGGGTATTTGCGGTTCCACCTGTTTGGACTCCCAACGAAATCCATTCATCCAACCCTTGGTTGGCCCAATCCCAGAATGGGAAATCCCACCTATCCTCTAGCTCATCCCACGGTTCTGTATCCCAACCCCCATCATCATCCACACTACACGCCAATCGATCCAGCAATATGGTCACCTTCTGATCAACCGTATCAATTATCTGCACATTTGCAGCATCCACTGAGTCAATAGAATGGGTATATATTTGACTACGCAGCTTCGTCCGGTATGGTTTAGTATCTAGCGCATTTGCCACTATGGCATCGGTTTCGTTCGGTCTTACAAACGGTGATTTGGTCACTGTGTCAAATACCTGCAAATCCATATACGAGGTTTTAATAAACCAGTCAGCGTTTGGGTGTTGCCTCAACATCTCGTACAATACAGCAAATGCTACAGTGTTCTGATCAGCCTTGGACAACACCGAGTATACCTTTGTAATGACATTACGAATAGTGGATCCATCATGTGTAGCGTTCAGCGTAAGAGCTAACGTGGCATTATCAACACCTACCTCCATAAATGTCCCGTTGACGAGGGCATATGTAGTGGCCGTGACCCCACCCGACCATAGATCGATGTTTGAGGACTGTAGCACTTTGACTAAATCACCATTCACATAATGCTTAGCAGCCAATCGATTGTCCCTAACAGTGTTATTAGCCACTGTATCGGTGACTGTTACACCCACGTAAGCTACGTCCAGATATGATGCTCGTTTCCAATAATTACCTTCATCAGACAATGGGAATACCGTAGTTAGGTCAAGGATCGTATTGAGACTCTGAGCAGCGGTCAACTGATTAACCGCATCCACAAACACCTGTAGGGCCGATAGTCTATCTGAGAACAAGGTTTGTGGGGGAAATGTATCAGTGCCATATTTTTCAGTAATGGCTAGTAATGGCGATGGTACCACACTACCATATGCATCAACACCTGCCAGTGAGTCGGTTATCTTATCCCCTATAGGGGTCGGTAATGGATTGAATTTATCTCCTTCAGCAACTAATAACCATTCAGCATGATTGTCCAAAACCCGTTGATCATATTCTATCTCAATAGCATAGTTATCCTCAATAACCACATTTCCAGCGTAGAGGATTAAATGATTATCATCAACAATCGCCGCCCATGGGGTATTGCTGTTAGCGGGGGCCTCCATCATATTGGCCAGCTCTATCACCGTTAGTGGGGTTGGGTTATCAACGGTTTTGGCCGGAGGGGTTGATTTATTTTTCACCCAATAGTAATACACGGGAACATTGACGCCATTGGCGTTTGGTTCCATGACGGTCACATAGCTGGTGTCAACCCCGTTAATGGGCACCCCATCGGGAGTGGGACCATTGGTGGACGGATTTACCCCCGTAGGGGTTACGCCACCTATAGTGGTTGGAATATTACAGTTCAATAGCTTTGTCGGAGTCAACAATGACCGAACCCATTCGAATACGTCTATGAAACCTGTTTTGACAATCACCCCGCCCGTGGCTGGAGTTGTTGGGGTAGAGGATATAGTGTAGGTAAATTCACTACCGCTTGTAACAGTGACAGCGACTTCCGAATTATACTCTGGTTGGTTCGCACCGCTAATTTCAACAACATCACCAGTAGTCAACCCATGTGGAACTGGTAGTCCATTGGTGTCCATAGTTGTCACAGTTACTAGATCGTTAACCCGCACAACGGTTGAGGGATAATACGCCTGTTGTCCCCAACTGGTTGCAACAGCGTGATAATCGGGAAGATGTGCCCTACCGTCCATCGGATTATTACGGGTCTGATCCCACCACCGCTGGCCAACCTGCTCAGCACCCCAACGATTGCCATCCGAATAACCTGCACCAACCCCATCAGTGTATCGCGCTGGATCAGACGGGGTAGCATGATCAATGGTAGCAGTGGCTATCGGATTTATAAATTGATCACCACTGGTGGGATCGTTGATAAACGCCCTAGATACGACAAACCCCGTATCCAGATCAATCATTTTAATCGATAGTATACCCAAGTTGGGACCAAGGGCACCATTAGTGATTGGTAGCAAATACGGGTATTGGTTATTTCCACTATCCGTTGAAATTGGGGGGATCACCCACCTAGGATCATTGGGTGAGTTTCGATCAAATACGGGAATCTGCAATACGTCATCATTTGGGTTATCAACCGCATTGAATTCTATAATCTGTCGCTTATTCAAAAAGTCGTGTTTATTCACCTTGAATTGGACGATGCTATGACGGGTATCACCATATTCACACCACCGCCATGCCCAATCCTCAGTGATGAAGATATTATCGGTGCCCGTGCGGGTTCCTTGTGAGAACGCGATTAAGGGACGAATTGTGCCTTTACTGTTTAGCATTCCCCGATGATAATTAAAACCTGATCGTTCATCAGCGCCAATGGCACCCATCATGGGGACTTTATGGCCATCAGGGGCTACCCATTCATCATTCGGATACCACCCATACAGTTCACGGGCTTGATCCCGATGAAGGGGGTCATCCACCGGATTGGAGGTATCATAATACCGAGTAAAGTCTTTAGCCTGTTTTTCAAAATTCGGCAACACCCCGCCGTTATTGATAACGAACCCATCAGCCACCAATCGACCATCCCAATTCAGACTTCGGTATGTGTCAACCCGAAGAGTGTCATGGAATAGTGCCACCAATGGGTCATACATGAGATCATTAAATTTCGTCACGTTGGACAAAAATACTACATGTTGGTCGGTCACCACCAACAACCGCACCCCGTATACACCAACACTCCCATCGGTGGTCATTGTCAATTCATTGTCAATTCGTGAAGTAAATACTGACTCTGGATCAATTGGGTTTGCACCACTATCCACAATCCCATATGCACCATTCTGAAGTGCCTCCACGTTCAGAACTTGCCCAAACTGTGAAGTAAATTTAGCCTTGGTCTCAAAAGGACTAAAGTAGAAATCACCCTGATTTGGATTTTTCGTATTCTCCAATACCCAAGTGGCAAATATTTTAGCACCATACAGCCAGTCCCTTACGGACCCAGCGGATACTAGAGTATCAAACACCCACCCCTGAGACGTCAGGTGTCGTCCGTAGGCCAGCATAAAGTTGATGACATCGGTTGATGTTTCATAATATCGACCATACTCGATTCTCTGAACTACCCCTTGGCCAGCATCAACATACGGGAAGCTCACCCCGTTTACTCGAAATTGCTTGACCCGCGTTGATGGGGACGATTGGGTAGTCAATACTACTGGGGTGATAATATCTCCTGCATTAACCGCAACTATAGATTCCAAATCAAATGTAGTTGATGAGGTGATTGTTATGTGCTGGGGATTAATCTTCAATCCGTTGATCAGTATGGACACACTGGCAGTATCGTTGGATTGGACATTATGGGGGATTTTAAACTGAGTGACCACAAAACTGTGCTGATCTGCTGTAGCAGTAATAGGCTCTTTCAATTCTACCTGACCACCCGCGATGGGCACCACAGGTTTATCAATTTCAAAGTATGGGTCAAATAGGTCAAATCCAAATACCCTATATCCTGTCCCATCGCGGGCCACCAATACACCAGAACCAAAAAACTCTTTAGTGGGACGGGATCGGTGCAATAAAGTATGAACATCCTCAAAGGGAATTTTGATCCCGCTGAGAGTCCGAATGTCCGTGCGTTTGCTATTCACGTATCCCGCACATTTCCACCCCAGTGAAACCTCAGTCCCCCTCATCGTTTTACCAAAATTAGTAGATACATCATTACCCAACGAGCGGGTATATTCGGATATCCATGCATTAAGGCCGACCCGTTGGGTAGTTACCCCACCCACAGGCTCTAAATGGACCGTCAGTGCCGATAATGACGGTCTTGTGAGGGTATCCCTATGAACGACATGTGGGGCGTTATACAGGGCATCTGTGGGTTGCTCACCAATGTCGATATATAATTCTGACCATACAGTATCAACGAATTGCGCAGGTTTCATCAAATACCCAGCTAATGCCACCGCAAATGGATAATCGGTGCTATCTCTAAATTGTTGCTCTACGGATGCCCCGTCTGCATAACTCCAAGAGTCATCACGGCGATTAGGAACTAAGTGATCTTCATTTACAATTCCAGCACCAATTGGGTCCAATAAGTTACCAACTGCATCCACCGGAATAGGTGCCATCATCCGATATTGGCCAGATTGTTTACCTACTGCATATTTACCAGCCTGTAGGTCACTCCACATAGTATGGGTATTTGAGTATCTAGGGGTCCCGTCACCACTCACACTGGTTGGAGGATATTGGGTAGTCCACCAGTCGGGCTGTGCAGCATAACCAACAATTTCCCACGGATGGGAATGTGGCCGAATGGTCCGATATACGCGATGGTAAATTCCCATATAATGACCTTCAATTCCTGCGGATCGATAATTCCAAGTGAACGGATCATTCACGTCATAGGACGAATTGGTTAAAAAATCAGCATTTTGGGTGACGGCCCATCGCTCAAATTCTCTACGCATGATGTGATTAAAGTTTTCGGTGGTATAATCGAAACTATATGGCCGTTCAAACCGATTCACTTTAACAACAGAAAATCCATTATAAAAATAATATTCCCCATCGGTGGTATTTTTGAATCGATCATCTACCAATATCGGAGAGGTCTTATAATTGGTCCCATCATAATAGGCCAACACGGCCCTAGATGTGTCTAACAGCACCGTGCCTGCAGGAGGAGTTATTACCGTGTGGTCGACCACCACATCGGCCACAGTAGCAGCGGTGGGTGGGGTGGAGTTTCCATACAGTTTGGATAATTGGAAGTTAGAACCAGTATGTGATGCACTAAACCCGCTGGTTTCCACTTTATAATAATCAGGCACCTTATTATAGATACGGGTATGCAGTTCGAGCCATATAGAATCCCGATCATCCCCATATGCAGCAAGTGTGGACCCATCATGACCGCGCAGCTTCGTTATTCCATCTGGATCAATGAAGGTCTCCGGTTTATAAACTGGACTTGCGCCAATTCTTGATGGACTAGGTGGGATAAAAATAGGTTTTGGGGTAGTAGAGATGTTTACTGCCACACCACCTGATATCTGGGTCTCCACATAATTCCCCATATCGGAATAATAGTAAGGGAAATCCTCGTTACGACCAACAAACAATTCGGTGAGGATGATATCAACGGCTTCCACAGGGGTAACCAATAGAGTATCAGACGGGGATGATATCACCAGATCATCCCACAATTGATTCATCCTATTGGTGAACTTAAACATCACACGGGTATAATCTCTGGCCATCGACCGAATAACCGTTGGTATGTCTAAGTCGTCACGTTGGAGTGTTGCAAGTATTCTAAGTAGGGACTTTTCACAATCAATGATGGTCCCACCGACCGACTGGTCTTTATCAGACCACCGATAATTATTCAGCCCCACTGGATTACCTGCTGATGTCATCTGTGAATTTATCACGCCCGACATATGAGGTAGTATGCGGCTTCTCGAAGCTACCGTTAGGGTGGCGTGGTCGGCATTGGCAGTAATATTAATAGGAACTTCTGCCAATCCATTTGAATCTATCTGCTGGCTGGTAAGTCCTTTGGCCTTCTGCCATATACCATGGGTTAAACCAGTAAAGACGTCTTTAAAATACCGATAACCAGTTACACCAGCGATGGTATCCGTTTCAAGGGTCACTTCGAATTGAATCTCCCCAGATGCATTGAACACTACTGGGAACCCCAACACTTTATCATCACTACCGCTCCCGACCTGATATTGAAAAACGGTAGTCCCTGTGGTTCCGATGGGTTCGATCAGTGATGATGTTAAATTATACCCATATGTGTCAAATTTAGGAAATCCATTACGTGCAATCTTGGTATCCCCCGAGACTCCTTTGATACCTGCCCAGAATTCCACAATAGGGCGAATAGCTTGATCGCCCACCAACAACGATGATCGATCAACAGGAGATAGATCGTCGTAATGCCGCCACCAGTTGCCCGTAGACCACCCATCTGGGATATCAGCGATAGATCGTGCATCATACCCTATGGTCACCACTGAGGGGGTTCCTGATGGCCCATTCATGGAACTCCACAACAATGGCACAAACCCCCCATTCTGATACACCAGTAATGGGCGATCAGGAGATACGGATGAATTTTCCCACACCATTCCTTCAGACGGAACATCCGGTGTTGGACCAACCACCACCGACTGTGATACCCAACGACCTGCAGCAGTGGAGTATTTCCATACCAGTGGTCTATTATATGCAGGGCCAGTCCGTGCAATATAGAGATAATCCCCATTGGAGTAATTAGTCAAACTCACAGGGACATCATCTACAGGATAATATGTCACAATAGACCAATTACTGCCATCCCATTTTGATATCTTGCGATTCGTGTCGGATGAATTTTCCCACAACTGGCCACCACTGGGGGCTATGGGCGCTGACTGTGAGATTAACACATCATGGACTATTAATGCCCCATTAACCACTTCCCATAATTTGGTCTGTGATCCCTGTGGTTCCTTGGCAATGTATTCGCCATTTACCTCAGCATTACCAGCCCCGACCCAATGATAACGGGAGAAATTTATATGCTTGTCATAATCAATAGGCGGAGTCCATGTATAGAATGGAGTCTCAAAAAGTCTATTTGGGTTATCAACAATACCACCGTTGGCTGCTAATTGCCCAACGATGTCATCGTAAAACGCACCGCCAGACCGTAACTCAGTATCGGGATCAACCATTACCGCACCCAATGATAATTGGTATTTCTGCCGTTCCGCCGATGTTTCGTATATCTTGGGATGGCGCTCCATATCAGTAGCGGTTAGCTTATCAGTGTTTCCGATATACCCACTGACAAACCCAGCCCGCTCAGGTTCAAACATGACATCATCGGTGATATAGGTTTCCCTATTGTTCTGATCGGTCTGAAGATATGAAGGAAGTCTATTATAAGCACGTCTTGATTGGGGCATATTGATCTCACCTAAATTATTATTAATATTTAGGTGAGATCAGTTTGTAATTCCAGTGTAGGAGTTAAACTAATGTCCCCACACGCAGTTCTGCATCCGTAAAAAATTTAACCACTTGGATATCTTCTGGACTAGCAGCGGATATAAACAACTCATCGGGTTCGGCACGAACCTGAAATAATCTACCAAACGCCTGATTAGTGGTTTTGGGAACAATAACCATCGATTGCAAATCAGGTGCCACCCGTGCATGCACGAATGCCACCAATTCGGTGAAATAGAATTTTTCGCCGAATTCCCACCGATCCACGCTGAAATATGTGTCAATCGCAGATAACACTTTGAGTTTAAGATCAGATTCTGATAGCGTTGACCCTGCGGTCTGGATGATTTTAAATGTGGCTTGTAACTCTGCAACGGCCTGTTTACCAAACAGGGGTTTATACCTACTGGGGTAATATATAATCGCATCACTGATGGGTTTGAAATCATTATAGCTGACATATTGAATGCGCAACTGTTCTGATGTTTCAGCTATTGGTTCGTCTGCACTATTTCCATTGCGCGTCAACCAATTTCGATACGCCGTATTATACCCCGTGGTCAACAAATAAACGTTCATAATATTGGACTTTGATGGATCAATACGATTTGCTTCTGGTGCGTAATGAGTCCACATGAACGATAGGTCATCTCTACCAATTAATGCACGATATTTTGTTTGATCTGGTGCCAGTATCCAACTTGATGTAACAGCGTCAGCCACCAACCATTTAGAACTAGTCACATCATAATGTATTGAACCACTAGCAGTAATATTGGGGTCATAACTGTCCCCAGCACTAGGATTTCCCACAACTGAGGAAATTCCATACGTTCCACGAGGGGTGGTGCGTTTACTAATCGGACTCCATACATTAAACCCAAATTCTTGAACCTTCTCCCATAGGACCAGATCGGTGATACCATCCTGTATGACCAGATTTCGGAAAATGAATGGTGAGTCAAACGTGCCATCGCGGTTTGCATCAACAGGGTTGACCATGAGGCCATTCTTATTGACATACCCATCAACGTGCCGAATTACCCCACTAGGGGTAAACTCAACCTTTTGACCAAAGAAGTGCATCAGACCGGATTTTATATCAATTGGTGGTGGCGCAGTTGATTGTGCAGACTGGCTGGCCGCAATCAGATCAGTTGGGGAGGTTATACACACGATACCGGAGGTTCCGGTTATATAAAATGCGTTAATCTGTTCCCCAGCGACGGGAGGGGTGGCAAAGATAATACTATTGTTGCCGGTTATAGTCCACTGTGGGGTTGGTGACCACGGACCATCCTGTAGAACCCCATCAATCGTCACCATCAATCCAGCACCACTACTTGGGACATTATGGTTATTATTCATCACAAACAAATTGGTACTATCATCACCAACCCATTGATATTGGTTTGACTGGGTCTGGGATTGATTCACTACCGTGATTATTCTGATATGCACATCCGTTGGTGGGGCAGTATTAAAAGTGATACGGGTATTGGTGGCGTCACTACTGATAGCATAATTTATAGATGAAGAGACTACCCCGTCCAGTGCCACCAAGACCGTATCATTGGTCTGATTAATGGAAGGAACTGTGTACAATTGAGTAGAAGAGTCTCCAACAAAATTAGATTTCAAGATCACATTGTTATCAATGTCATGGATCACATATACAGTTATTGCCACACCAGCGGGGATGAGTTGGTTAAAGATAATGGTGCTGCTACCATTAATATCACCCACCCCGAAATCAATATTGGAGGCTTGTTGTATACCATCCAGAAACGCAACAACATTAACCGCATTCACTCTCTGGACCCCAAGATCATATTCCAGAGACACCCCATCCGCGATCATGTATTTCACAGATTGACTACCATTGACGAATTGGCTTTGATAGTATATCAATACGGTGTCCCCAACGGCAGGAGCATTAGTGAAGTGCACCGAGTAGCCGGAAATCGCTGGAACTATGGTGTAGTCCACGTTAATTACCTGATACACCCCGTTGAGCAACACCACCGTTGTAGCAGCGTCTAACGGGACCTGTGGGGTGACAAAATCGTTACTACCATCTGCGATGAACGAATATGCGTCCATATTACATGAACCAGCACCCAGATCAGATAGACCTCTTCGGAATAAACTGTTACGGGATTCATTAGACGGCAACAGGATAATGCTATCCCTAACCGATTTGCCCGATTCTGGATCGATGATAGATTCCGAATTAGCAAACACGAAGTCTACTTCTCTGGCAGATTCAAAGAACAGACTCATGCCCCGATCAGAAATTCGCCACGTGTCGGTTGAAACATTAGGTAGGAATTCCACCAGTATCATCCATGCTGCATCTTTGCCACTTCCGCTGGTGTCACCTTGCGTGGCAATACTAAATGTAGAGGTCTTGTCAAGATTTGGAGCATCAATGAATACCCATGATTGGGTAGATTGATTCCACCCAATACCGAAATCAACATGACTGGCCAGTCGGTTTTTTAGATCAATCGATTCGGGGTCCGTAAAGCTATTCCTCATTGCAGGAAATACGCTATTGATGACCCGCGCAGACGTCGTGGTCCCTCTGAGTATAATTCCGTTTGGGGCATTACCTGTTTCAATGACCCGATCAACCGTAATGGTTTCCCCAGTCGGGGTATCAAACCGTATAACACTATCGGCGGTGACATATTTTAAGTCATTAGTAGCGGTGCTCCCAGCCACCTGTGCAACACCGCCAGCAGTAATATTACCCCTAGATTGACCTGCCACTTCTGAGGTTTGGGTCCATTTATAATTACCTGTTAGTGCAATCTCTGGATATTGGTTAAAATATAGGGCGTTTTTATCGGCCTGCCTGATCAACGGACGAATCACTTTTGCAATGAGCTTATCCACCGAATAGGTGTCTACTCGATAGTCAGACACTGATTTAGTGTCATCCTGATACAATCGGCCATCCTCGGCCACATGTTTGATATTCTGATACAACCCAGTAGTGTCAGTCAATCTGGAATACCGAGATTGTCCAACAAAACTACGATTTACGGTCTTGACCTTCTGGATAGAATTGTCTTTTAGATAAAAATTATTGTAGTCCTGTGCAGTAATCATACGGTTCTGAGTATAGAAAACCTTACCAGCGCGGGTGCGGATATCAAAATTGGACTCGGTTATCGCCCCGTTGGATACCGTTTCCTCCAATGAGTATGTCATAGTCAGGTGATATAACTGATCACCACTAACGTATGGAATTGTCAATGTTTGGTTTTGAATCGCTGATGGATCAATTAGTGTTGGTGTTGGGTTAGCAGTACGATACCAAAATCTGAAGCGGCCCGATGGGATACGCCCGAAGGTCCCGTCTCCAAATTTAACACGAACTGCATCATTCAGTAAGGTATCAACCTCGTAAATATTCTTCAGTTTGCCAGAAAGGGTGTTGAAGCTAACACCTTCACCGAACGTGGTATCAACTTGCGTCCAATCTTCCACAACCCCACCAACTGCATCCAACTGTTGTATGAAGAAATCATCATTATTGATATTTGTAGCAGTCAAATCAACAGTCCGTAAGACCTCTGGGTTGGTAAAGGACTCATCTTGGAAGCTCAGGTTACCTTGCACAAACGGTAGAAAGAACCCGCTTCTAGGACTGTTGAATCCCTGTCCGTCCAGTAGGTAAAAGATGTTAAATGCGTTGGCAGGGTTGGGTGGAATTTCATTGATGATCCCATTGACATCATCTAGCTTCCCATTATACATATCAAACGGAATGTTTACCCCATTGACTGTTTTATTGAATCTATACGCACCACTAATCGGCGCAGCACTATCGAACACATACTGTTCAATGCGTGATCCAGCAGTCATATTCTTCGATAGGGGAGACCCGAATTGAGTGCGTTTGATAAAAGCATTATTGAGGATCAAGACAAATCGTTCAAACCAATCAGCATCGCGGGGGTCATTCCACACTATAGTCTTATTTTTGATATTCACACCACTAGAATCCGTCATGTCCTGATCAGTACGAATAGATTTCAGCTTCAGCATACCGGTGGCCGACCGAACACGGTTCATCTTATACCCGATATTTTGGGCCAGTCGGATTAAACTATCACGGCGTTCTGCTGTAGCTAAAAAATTCTCACGGGTATTCAAATCTACCCGGAATGCAATATTTTGAGAAAGCCATGCCAGTATCTCGATTTTTGTCACAAATTCGCTAGATGAGACCCAATCGTTATATTGCTCTGCATAATTGGCCTGCAAATAACGATACATAGCCTGCACTAGATTGTCATAATCATACGCACGAAAATCTACGTTTTCAAGAGCTTCATACACTCTGGTCCAATCTTCGGCAACAAACATTGTATTCTGGCGGGCAATTACTGACATTGGCTATACACTCATTTAGTTATAGTAGTATTTAGGTATCAATTATCCACACTTCATTGTTTGAATACTGCCGTGAACCACCCCTCATCACCTCGCTCAACCAATTTGAGACGAATCTTTAACTCAACAGTATGAGTATCAATCGATATATTCGGCAATAATTCCAATAGTTCGACCCGTGGTTCGTCTTGTATGATCCGCTGGGCATCCTGAACAACCAACGCTTCAGTCCGCGAATCACTGGGGTCAAACAGTAAGTCCCAGATGATGGACCCATAGTTCGGTCTTCCCACACGTTCACCAATACGGGTGTTAAAGTGGTTCAATAAATCCTGCACCACCAATTCAAGATCAAATAGACTTGTGGATATCTGTTTGTTTGCCACTGATGAGTAGCCCCTATATAATGCTTGTGCCATGACAGCCCCCTTTATGCTACACCGCTTCCACGGAACCCATATTGACGTAATATATCAACCACATAGGCATTACCGCCACGATATTTCCAAGTAACCCGTGGTGCTGCCCTATTATCTACATGATAGGTATTTGTCCCTATACCAAAGCCGGTAACCCCATTTTGGATGAGCCGTTCGGCAAATGATCGCTTCTGTGCTACGGTCATATCACCGATGTGTATATCCAACGCTTTCCCATATAGGTGTTGTGAGTTACGGGCACCACCAACCCTACTATTCGTAGCAGGATCGCGATAACCACTATTGAATGCTAATTGATTAATTCCGGCCTGACTAGCAGCAGTTTCGACAATTGCCCGAATGGACCCCACATTGGTGAAATCAGGAGTTCTAGCACCTGGAACCCAAGTGACCAATCCTGTACCACCTGACCCAGCAGGCAGTGTTCCAACCTGTGGTGGTATATTACCCTGCCCCCCACATGCGCCTGCAAAATATGGAGTGCGCTTCTGAACCTTCTTACCCATCACATTATATGTCTCAAGATAGGTTCTGGGTGTGTTGACATCCCCGTGTTTATAAAAGATATTCTTGTTAGCACCAGCAGCACGACGGAATGATGGATTCAATGCAGGATAATGATCTGGTGTTGCATTCTTGGCCTCAATAAACCCGATTGCTCCTCCCTCACCGGATCGCCCAACCCCCAAAAAATGGGCCATATAGATATCAGTCGGATTAGGAGTTGGTAGACCAGCGGCAACCATCACATTGTAATTATCAATGTTGAAACTGGCCCCAGCATCAGCATTCGCCACAATATCGTAAACATTGGAGGTTGGTCCTCGATCAGCATCTAAGCCGTAACGTGAACCAGTATCAATAGTGAACTGAAATAAACCCGCTGCTGATGAAGTTGATGCTTTGGCTGCGGGATTAAAACCAGATTCGATTGAGCAAATAGTTAATAAATATCCATCCGGTAATTGAGGGGCCAAATTCTTCTGTGCATTACATATAGCATTGAATACCTCTGTAGGTATATCAAATCCGGCAATACTCACAGTTTGTCCACTAGGGGAATACGTGAGGTTCTGTGCCACCACTCCATCACGATCAGGGATGTGACTAAATCCGGCCACTTCTGTTCGTCTACGCGCCAACACTGAACAGTCAACAGCACCACCAATATGTGCGAATTGATACATGATCTCTTGAACTTTGCCAAATACCCCCTGTTGAAGGCTTGCTATCAACTCCTTGCCCAGCAATGATACTTCTAACTGTTCTATGGTGACATGATGGACAAAACTGGTTAATGCATCATACTGGGATTGGGTAAACTCAATGTCCGGAAAATTGACTTCAATCCATGTTTGGACCCCGTTTAATTCCGTATGTAAGAACCCTTCAGCTTCACTTTGAGTAATGGATATAGATTTTTGTATATCGTTGGAAAATGAATTGATACTGTTCATCAATTCATTACCCACGGTATTGTCACCAATTATATCCCCAACTTGTAAGACTTTACCATACCCTACCGTATATGCGGTTCGCATAGCATTGAGTTTAGGAGTCAATAACATGGTAGCCTGTGACTTAATATAATTGATAATACTAGTAGATGGACTTAGACTGTCAGGTAGATGTGTTTCATTCCAATGGGCCAATCTAATTGATCTATGTTGAGGGGCCTCTCCCTGACTAGCTCCCGTATACGGGGACGCTGCACCAAATGTAGGTAATTGACCCAAGAATGAAGTTAACCCCCCCACGATGTGGTCTGGCCGTAACGCTGATAATGACCCTGCCCCATTACGGAGATTGGAAAATATATCACCACGGTTGCAAGATGTATTCCCGTTCCTAGGCATAACACCATCACATTTAGGCTCATGTGATACTAGTCCAGTAGTACCCACAGTATTTCCGATTCCGCTCCGACCAGCCCACGGTTGATGCTGTGGAACAACCGGAGCCACACTATCCTGCATCGCCGGTTGCTCATTGGCTATAGCCTGTGTCTGAGTAGGTGCTGATGGAGTAGAATGGGTATCAGGTAGCACTGGTGCATTAGCAGCATCAGGGGTTACAAAGTCTCCGATCACTGCCACGCTGACGGGGTCCATAGTGGCTGCACCAGATGCCCCACCACCGTTGAGATTAATCTTAGGACCGTCTACATCAATATTACCACCACCGAGGATGCTCATGGCTGCACCAGATTCGATATCGATTGTATCTCCCGACTTTATGTCTGTGGTTGCACCGGAATTAATCACTATTTTGTCCCCAGACAGGATACCAAACGCTCCACCGGATTGTAATCCAATATCTCCACCACTGATTGTTTGGATTTTACCCCCAGCATCTTGAAATAAATCACCACCAACCGCCATTCGAAGATCACTCTGAGCATCGATCTCCATATCCCCAGCAGACTGGAACCGACATGCACTCTCCGTGGTGGTATTCCATGACCCACCAATCGCATTATGCCAGTTGTTACCCACCCGCAGGTCTAAATCACCATTATAAGTGGTTCTACTATTGGTCCCAATATCAATATCATAATCACCATCTACACCCACGGTCAATGATCCAGCCACGGCAGTGTTCGAGTTTCCAGACACCCCAACCGAATGGTCCCCAGTAATACGAGTTGTTGACTTACCCTTCACTTCAACATTCATATCACCATCAACCGTTAGGTTATAATCACCTTCTGAGTGGACATGGAAACCCCCTTTGGCATATATTGACACATCACCGGAATCCGAAATCTCAACCCATGAGTTTCCTGAACCACTTTGAATATAAATGAATGGGTTATCACCGGAATCATGTAATAATATTTGTGCACCATTAGATGTTCGAAAACGCATCAATTGGTGGTCGGGGTGGTCATCCATGACAAATTGATGGCCCGTAGTATTAACTGCAGATAAATCTGATATACGGGCGGAAAACTGGTTACCGTTAGTGTCTCTATTGTGTTGCTCACTGTCATAGGTCCATCCACCAGTTTTAATACCAGTGACATATGAAGGGGATTCCCGCCGAACCCCCGAGGTTCCTGCACCCCGTGCGATATCACCTGATACTCCAGCCCGTGCAATATTTCTTGCCAAATCAGTAGCACCGTGGGGATCAGACCCAGTCGGGTCACTATCTGATGGTGCCCGATCCAATATAGGCAATGGAGCGGTCGGCTGAACCTGATGAACGATCTCATTGGGGTCCCGTGAACTAATATCCTGTGCAGGCGTTCCTGGTGCACCTGGGACCATCCCATTACGATTCTGTTTAGGCACCATACCCATCCAGTATCCAGAATTAGGATCACCCGAAGCAAACATAACCCCGATGAAATCACCATTACGAGGCTGTGCTGTCATCCCATACGAGTTGACATCACCATTGGTGGAACTGGAACCATCAGGCCGTGACGCATTTCGGTAATCATCCGATCCTGCAAATGGAGTCATCGGGGAGACTAATAACCACCCATTGCGGAGCCGTTGATCATAATCCAACCCACCCGTAGTCATTCGATCAGGGGCGGTTCCTCCATATGACGGGATCGAGTTTTCATCCAGCCTAGAGTTACTTACCCCTTGGATATAAACCCACACCCGCCCCATACGTTGATCATCCTGATCATCCATTACCTGACCGATATAAAAACCAGTAAGCTGTTGTTGCTGCGTGGGGGTATCATTACTACCAGACCAATTGGTCCGTGCGTTATTACCGATACCTTGATCCACTCGTGGAGTATTAGTATTAACCATTGAGCACCGCCCTATTAACTGCAGATGTTAGTGATTCATCAACGGGTTCCCGTGGGGCTGACACTGGCTGCTGATATGATGCAGATCGTTCAAATAAATCTTCAACATAATTCAAATGGTTCATTTTTATACCTTCTAGGGCTTGGGTGAACTTACCCCCTTTGAATGTGGATGTGACATTGGTAATCTGATAAAAACCCCCGATGATGTTTGGATAGCTTGATCCCTGTTTACGATCTGGATTTAATTGATCGGTCTGATCTGGAGCAAACATTTTCAAAAACATCACCTGTCCCATACGGGGTCGAGCCTTAATAATATGCCCCACAGCGTGGGAAGAAATCCCCTCTGTATCACTAATAGTATCCAACTGATCAATATCCAAATTTGCATAAGGACTCAATAACCACACGGGATCACCACGCACCTGCATGTTTTCCAATTTCAGTAAATCCAGACTCAAATAATCCTTCATATAGCGATCATAGTCATCCCTACGCTGTTGTGCGGAGGTAGTAGTATCCCCAAATTTTTGAGTATCAGCGGTTTCATTAAACCCCCCATTGAGTCTTGCTGCCCCCGTATGACATCCATCGGATGCAGCCGCGTTAACATCATACCGATAGTCCCCAAATATTCGCCTAACTGTGTTTTCAACCTGTGGAAAATTCTGGTTTTTCGATAATACCCGAAATAGATCATTTTGACCCGCTGTTGATGACATAGCAGTTGATGCTGATACATTATGGTTGATGCCACTAGAGGCTGCATCATTGGTGATCGTATTCAACGTGTTATAATAAAATGCTTTTAATTTGATATCAAAATTAATGACCTCGGTGTTTTCCTCTGTATTGATATAATTGTAGATGCGACGAAGCATCCCCATGCGGATGATCTCTCGTATTCTAATCAATTGGTTCTGGGGGTCCACGTATGCAGCCATGGTCTCTTTCGCAACTGGTCCCTGTTTGAAGGTAACAAACGGCTCAATCACATACTGATGGGTTATTTCTTTATAATCATACAACAATGGGTCTTTCTCACCATATATGGTGTTAAACCGGATACCAAATGCTACCCTAGGGGTGCTAAAATTCTCGTTATTCTGGTCAGCATTAAACATGTATTGCCCAATCACGGTATTTGCTATAGCCCCCTGAATTACCGTCAAAATATCAATACTTCTCCCCGTGCTGATAGTATGGGCGGGGTCACCAGAAAACATAAATTTATTCTGACTGAAGAAGGAATTGATATCAAACTCACTATCCAATAGGAAGGTAGGACAATGGAACTCATAATGGCGAATCAATTGATTATTGGTGCGGTCCTCTTTAGTCACCTCTAATGCCTTCGAAAAATTGGTTAAAAAATCGCGAAAGGTCCCACCTGAGTGAATCGCACCTGCATCAATTACGAAATCTTCTGGTCGATATGCAAAATGGCCTGCTGGCATTAAATCAACCTCATATAGCGTCCCACTGCTAGTGACTTCTGCCTGCATATTAGTGATACTCATTATCGAACTAATCGTGGACACCCCTCGTCCCTGACTGACATCAATTTGTTCCACCCACTCCCCTGTGTCATCATAACCAGAATAACTGATGTCCACCCGGTAAAGGATACGCCCCGTATTAACGTCCGCATACCCCAATTCACAGGCCATTGCTTTGATATCCTCGTGTAGCTTAAACCCCTGTGGTTCGGCCAGTTGCATCTTCATACTCAACATAGTGCTTATCAGCGGATTGGCCTGTGATGGTTCTGTGATATTTTTCACAATCAAACTGACAATATTGTAATAATTCCGCTTGGTTGACTTCTCAGTATCTACGTTATTGGTGACTGATTCACCAGTTGATGCCAAGGTAATTGATTGGTCACTACGATTGGTGGCCTTCAATGTGTTAAGATCAATATTAATACCGGACTGATTAGATTCTCCCTGTTGGTATCTAATCCCCGCAGCTTCACTCATCATGGTTAATGCTATGTGATATTGCACATCACTGTAGCAGTTTAAAGGGTTTTCTGGAACGTCACCGCTACTATCACCTACAATAAGATTGATGCCATCAACAGTGACTGGCACGGGCATTGCTGCCGTGACCTGATCAAGAATGGCTTGGTTTCGGTTAATAAATGAAGTGCTTCCATTACCCCTAGCCATATCTAAATTAAGTTGTGCCCTAAACAAATCCACTGCATCCTGCTTGGTTCTCTGGCGGACAGGGGGTATAGTGACCTGCCTTGGGGTCGCCCCCCGTATAGCCTCAGATGCGGCATTAAATTCTGCAAATCTATCCACACTTATTGAGTCGATATATGCATCAGAAAACCCACGACTTCTCAATTCGGCACGGGCACCGTTGGTGAACCTACATCCAATGGAATCACAGGCTGACACCCCACGGGTGGTAGCAAATGGATTATTACGCCCATTATTATGAGGACCGTCACAACTCATAGTATACCCCTGACGTGCTTCAATGATGGGACGTACAATCTGGTGTGTAATTTCATATCATATACTGGGTCTTCCCACCCATTCCGAACCCCGAACACCCACCAAAGATTAGGATCACCATACATGTCCTGTGCTAGACGGTCTGGGCGTTCCACATACGACTGGGCGTCAATCACTGCAAGGATATCCTCATTATGTGGATCAATCGGCCTGTGCACGTAATACAGCATATAATTGCCGGACATCGGAGTAACCCGATACGGAGATTCATTTTGATATGATGGAGTGTATCCGGCTACGGGCATATTGCATTTCTCATTTAGGTATTAATATTTAGGCAGCAGTAAAGTTAAAAACTATGACACTATCGGGCAATCATCTTGCCACTATAAAAATCCTGTAAATTAAAATTCACCCAATATTTTGGGCTATGCTGGGTAATCAGGCTGATATTACTTACTGTAAATTTCATCGGAATCCATGTATAACTTCCCGTTGATTTGCGATTGGTCTGGAGCATCCCTTGTTGATACTCTGGAGTTCCGGGATCGGGAATACCAACGTAATCCACGTCGTTTGGAAAGCTCCAATCGGCCTTCTCCATAAGAACAGGAACCCGATTATATGCGTGATTTCCATATGCAGACCACCACATAGGACTGGGCGGTCTACCAGTTTTAAATCTACCAAAGTCCATCAACGAATATGCCCGAAAGAAGTGGATAACCGCCAACGCATATATGGCATTATTAAACGTGTCACAGGTCCACACCGCGTCCGATACACTAATTCGAATATTATCGGTACCCTTATAGGTGTAATAGGATTCATTAGTATGCGTGAGATCAATATTGTCATACTTAACACTGACTCCCTCAGAGATCGATGGGTTATATGGAAATACCAACCCACCGGACTGAATGATTGGTGCCAATACCCCAGTATTGGTATCAGGGAACTGAAATGGCACCAATCGAGCAAACACCTGCTCAAATGCATGACTGGTTCCTACATTAGTGGTCGATTGCCCAACATTTGATACAGCACCCCCATTCGAAACCACTTCACGGATAGGGGTTGGAGCAACATCACCTGTCACCCCCGTGGACACCGTATCCGGGGGGACACTTACTACAAATTCACGAGCCATCAATATTTCCTCACATGATTACTCATATTTATGATCATTAGGTCTTGTTTTTGATGAAAGAAACCCCACTATATGTATGGGTGATGTATACATGTAGAGTATTCTATCATAATTACTACCACCAACGAGGCAATAACTAATGGCAATTGAGCGACCAAGAGACTATGTAAATAACGCAAACCTATTACGAGAAATCGTAGCAAGTCAGGAAATCCATAAAATTCGGGCTGATCAAATTCGGCAGCAGATGACGGATGAACGCAACAAATCTATGGCAGACTCCACATCATCCACACCAGTTTCATTAGATGATGATATCAAATTTGAAAAAGCCGTTGATGCGGCTATCCAAAACGCTGCCATAGATTGCCTAACACCTACGCTATTAAAAATGATCATGGAATTGGTCCATAATTACGCCACCAGTTGGAGATGGCGTGGATATACGTGGATCGAGGATATGCAGTCTGATGCTACCCTAAATCTATGCAGAGTGGCTTTAAAATTTAATCGTGAAAAAGCAGGAAAATACCCAAACCCCTTTAGCTATTATACCCAAATTACAAAGAGAATCTTCTTGACCTATATCAGTAATGAGAAGAAACAGGGCAAGATCAGAGACTCCATCATTGAGATGTCTGACACAGACCTGTTACCCTCACACGGGCGACAAAACGAAGATGTGGGGAATTCACTAGATATTGATCTTGACGGAACCAAAGCTATAGAATCAAATCCAATGCTTCGTCGTCGTAGGAAAAAACCTAAAGTGATACCAGAGGATGATATCAGTAAGATGGATGATGTGGAATACAAAAATTGGTTGTCAAGGAAAACCGAAGAGTTTATGAAAGTCAATGGCAAAAAAGTTAACAACAGATGAATTTATCACGAGGGCAATCTCAACGCATGGGGATAAGTATGATTATTCATTATCTGACTACCAATCATCAACCTCCCCGATTGTCATCATTTGTCCAACTCATGGAGAATTTACCCAACGACCAGCAAATCATCTAACCGGTAATGGGTGCCCTAGATGTGTGAAGAATTATCCTTCGGATACCATATCGTTTACCAAAAAGGCTAAACATGCTCACTCATCAGGTTATTCATACCATCACACCGTCTACAAAACGGCTATCGCCCCTGTTACGATAACCTGTGACATACATGGAGATTTTCTGCAATCCCCAAATAATCACCTAGCTGGGCATGGATGTTCCAAGTGCAACGGTGGAGTATCCATCACTCATGATGAGTTTGTTAAAAAATCCAACCAGATTCATGGAAATCGTTATAGATATCTTGTAGAATATACACGATCCTCCTCGTTACTACCGATAACCTGTGATGACCATGGAGATTTTTTACAACGCCCTAATGATCATCTGAATGGAGATGGTTGTCCGAGATGCGGAAAACGTATTTCGTTTTTATCAGATCAATGGTTGGATTCATTAGGTTTGCCAGATGATCCATCACATAGGGAGGTTGGTGGACTGATCCCCAATAGACGATATGTGGTTGATGGATATGATCCAGAGACCAATACTGTATATGAGTTTCATGGGGATTATTGGCATGGGAATCCAAAAATATATAATCCGGAGGATATTAACCCATCAACCCAAAACACCTATGGACAACTATACGAGAATACTGTAACAAAGAAGAATACGTTTTTGGACGCGGGGTATAATTATTATGAAATTTGGGAATCCGGTTGGATACAACACAAGGAATGATAAATGATTTACATTTTAATAGGGGCATACTTTTCGGGCGTTTGGGTGGCAACCATAATGACCATCTATATCATTTCCACATCACCGATTACGAATCCTACACACAAGTATTGGGCATTCGGTGTCATCACATTATGGCCCCTATTGGTATTGGAATTTATTATACTTCCACCAGCTATGGAATGGTTGCAATATCAAATCAGTAAATTTCATAACTGATTAATGGTTGACAATCTAAATGTTTCCAATCATCATATAGAAAATAAATGATTTGGAGACAATAATGCTGTTCAACAAAGCTGCGGTATTCGGGGACTTACATCTAGGAAAACACTCAGACAGCCCTGTGCACAATCAGGACTGTCTGGATTATACCCAATGGTTCTGTGACCAAGCACGTAATGCTGATGTAGATGCCATCATTTTCATCGGAGACCTGTTCGATAATCGGTCACGTATGCGGCTAGACACACTATCAGTGGGTAACCGAGTTGTTGATATGCTACGACAGGTCGCTCCGGTGTATATGATACCTGGCAACCATGATATGTTTTATAGACACACTAGAGACATCACTAGTATCTCCGGTTACGACTGTTGGGATAACGTAACTGTGCATAATGACCCTATTGTGGTTGAGGGGGTAGGGTTTGTGCCGTTTTTGGTGGGAACAGAGTATTTAGATGTCATCAACATGGATGCCAAATATCTCTTCGGTCATTTTGAACTACCGAATTTTCTCATGAACAGCACCATCCAAATGCCAGACCGTGGTCAATTCAATGCTAATCAACTATCTGGTATGGAATACATTTTCTCTGGTCATTTCCACAAACGGCAATTGCAGGTGAATTCAAATAAAGTCCCAGTCTGGTATATTGGAAGCCCATTTGGTCACGATTTTAATGATGTAGGTGATCAAGACCGTGGTATGATGATACTACCATATGGGGGAGAGCCAGAATTTATCAATTACACGGATGGTCCATTATATCAGAGATTTTCCACATCTGAGATTATCGATCTACTGGAATCTGGTGGCATCAGTAAGGTAACCAGAGGGTCAAGCATTTTGGAGATCAAGGATGACCTCTCATTAGAACTTGAAGACATCAGTGAGATTCGTGATCAATTGAATGAATTGGTTCGAGAAACTCGCATTTATGCCGGATCAGTAATTAGCGAACACACTGAGGATAAACAGGCGGTGGATATGGATGGCAAGCCGCTGACTGAGATCGTCACAGATCACCTATTACAGATTGACCCACACGGATCAGATATTGACCCATCACTGTTGGTGTCATTGTTCATGGGAGAAACCAAATGAACGGCATTGTGTTCAAGAAACTGATCATCAAAAATTTTCTATCATTCGGTCCCAATCCGACTGAGATCAATCTGACAGGGAACTACATCACCATGGTGATGGGTCTCAATCACGATGCTGGCGGGGATGAGTCACGGAATGGTGCTGGTAAGAGTGCCATATTGGATGGCATATCATATAACCTATTTGGGAAAACCGTGAGGGGGATCAGTAACTCCAAACTAGTCAATAAGATGGCCCGCAAGGGACAGGGAATGCTTACTGTCCTAGAGCTAGATGCGCCGTCTGGGGCATATCGAATTGAGCGGGGGGAGTCCCCATCCAAACTAAGGGTATTCCGCAAAGAGCTAGATGACACGAATGATTTTATGCTCCGTGATGGGAAAACCTATGTATATGATATTAGCCGAAACAAGGTTGAGTCCAATGCGGATATTGAAGAGATTATTGGGTTTGATATCAAGTTGTTTGAATATCTGATGGTGAATAGCTCTGAAACCATTCCCTTTATGAAACTCAAAGAGGATGAGAAACGGGCTATTGCTGAACGCCTAATGGGGTTGAACCTACTCACCACACGGGCAAAGGAACTCGGTGAAGACCGGAAGCAATTGAAAAAAGACCTGATTGCGATGGAGTCTGCGGTGGAGGCTACCCGACAAGCAAATAGAAGAGTAACCCAACAGTTAGATAACCTCAAGTCCAAGGAATCGGCTTGGGAAAATAAGCACCAATCTGATATGGATAATCTCCGCAAACAAATTGAATCACTGTCAGGGGTCGATGTAGCTGAACAGATTGAGATATTAGAGATGATAGATCAAGTTGAGCAGGATACTACCGCAAATGCTAGTAATCGGCGGGCCGTAAATCTGGAACTCCGTCAGTCCAAGCGTGATCTATCAGACCTAGAAAAGTTGGTTCACGAGGCATCTAAACGATTAGTAGACCTAACCGATCAACAATCAATGCTGGACCAGAACGAGTGCCCCACCTGTCATCAACATTGGGTCGCTGATCCTGAGCTTATGGCATCGATTAGTGGTGAAATTGAAGAACTGTCCAATGTGCCCCACGAGACCAATGACCTGATCAATGCCACTTCTGCAGAAATTGCAGTTCATGAAGATAAGCTAGGCCAATTAGAACAAGAGGAGACAGAACTAGAAGAGACAGTGACAGAACTATCAACATTTGATTTGATATTTGATAGTATTGATGATGCTAAAGCGGCAAATACCAATTTGGATCAAATGGAGAAAAAACTTACAGAACTGGAGCAGGACGAAAATCCACACAGTGATACCATCCATGATATGAAGGAAAATGCCTTAGAGGATATCGATGATAGTGAAGTGAAAGATTTGTCAAAAAATATCGCCCATTTCAATTATCTCATTGATCTCTTACAGAACAAAGATAGCTTCCTCCGCAAGGCCGTGATCGACCGATGGCTACCACAGTTGAATAATCGCATCGCACATTATCTATCAATTTTGGAATTGCAATTTCAGGTAAGAATCGAAAACGATCTAACCATGAGCATTACCGATTTTGGAGAGGATTTTGATTGGGGGAATTTATCAAAAGGGCAGCGACAGCGTGTAACCATATCGTTGAACTTAGCCTTCCAAGACCTATTTGAGGCCACCAATCACCCCCTGAGCTTGTTGTGTATCGACGAGTTGTTAGACAATGGTATTTGTAATAGGGGCGCGCAACAGGCACTGCAGGCACTCCGTGATACATGTAAGAATAAGGATAAACGGGTGCTACTCGTGTCTCATCGTATGGATATTGCTGATCAGATAGATGATGTCATGCTGATCGAATTGAAAAACCGTATCAGTCGTATTGAAGAGGATGATTATGAGTAATACCAGATTGGCTCTACCCGAGTTTATCAGACGGGCACGAGTCATTCATGGTGATAACTACCAGTATACTAAATCAGTATACGAGAACATAGATACCAAAATGACCATACGATGTCCAACGCACGGAGATTTTGAACAAACCCCATACCAACATCTCCGTGCGAAAATACCATGTCCATCATGTAGAAACATACAGAGTAGCATAAGCCGGACCCACACCGATGAACAATTCATAGCATCCGCTAATATTGTTCATAACCACTATTATTCTTACTCGAATGTAGTTTACCAAGATAGCCTGACAGCAGTTAGTATAGTATGCCCAAATCATGGTGAGTTTGCTCAGACCCCCAATAAGCATTTACAGGGGCATGGATGTGTAAAATGCTCCAGAAAGGTTTATGACCTTGACAGTTTTATCCGTGAGTCTACCAAAACCCACGGGGATACATACGATTACTCCCATACAGTATACGTCAATGCTTTGACAAAAGTCGAGATGGTGTGTCCATCGCACGGACCCTTTTGGCAACTGCCATATTCTCATTATGGAGGTAATGGATGTGGCAAGTGTGGTAGTGCCAAGATCGGAAATGCATCACGCAGCACATTTGAAGATTTTGTGAATAAGGCTAATATTATGCACAATTACGGATATCAGTATCCACCCCATAATAAGTATGTGAACGCCCACACCCATATTGACATTGAATGTCACACTCATGGAGTTTTTAGTCAAACACCGGACGCCCATATTAGGGGTAGTGGGTGTCCCAAATGCACTCACTTGGTGTCAAGGCCATCAAATGAATGGCTGAATTCGTTGGGAATACCAGATGATCCATCACATAGGGAGGTTGGTGGATTGATCACCAATAGACGGTATGTGGTTGATGGATATGATCCAGAGACCAATACTGTATATGAGTTTCATGGGGATTATTGGCATGGGAATCCAAAAATATATAATCCGGATGATGTCAACCCATCAACCCAAAACACCTATGGACAACTATACGAGAATACTGTAACAAAGAAGAATGATTTTATCAGCCATGGTTTCGATTACATAGAAATGTGGGAATCCGTATGGAAATTGCAAAAAAAGGATGACTCCGATGAATGACATTGACATAACAGTATCGCACCCAACTCAATACCATATCCGCCATAAAGGTGAGTGGGCATCGTTTATCATTACTAGTGGCATTACTCAATATTATGATGGCCCAGATGACCATTGGGTTGACGTGATTGTATCCAGTAGCTTCACCAGTATGTCATACAAATGGAATAGCATTGGGTCAACCAGTTGGGCCGATTTTCTCAACCAACCGGACAAGATGGAATATTTTATGGGGAAATTTCTCACATATGATCAACTACATGAATGGGATAGAGACCGCGCCATTAAATGGGCCTCGAAAAGTGTTATAGATACTCGTAAATCCCATGATATTACATCATCTGAGGCCCGAGCGTCTTATGAAGCGATCATGGAGATTTATGATGAACAAGAGTTTGACACGACTATCTGGAATGATCCAAGTTTTGATAATTTTGATTATGTTAGGTTTAGTCTGGTCAAGCCATGGGTTAAGAATTTTTGGGAAACTCTATGGGTCCCATTCATGTCATCATTGGCCAATAATGCACAATTGACAAGGTTGGTGGATATTACTGAAAGTAATATCTCATGATCGAATCCACATTGATTGATTATGCCCACCAGAAATTAGAACTTGATAAGGAATCACTAGATGCTATATGATATTACACAATTGACATCGGATGACACGGGAATACTAGATGAGTGGTATACCCATGCAGTAAATTCTCCATCAGTCAGTCGGTATTTGGGGATTGCTGGTTATAACACCCCCATAAGTATGCCAGAGTCCGACTGGGACGGCATGGTATTCATGGATGATAGTCATAACGGAATAATCAAGCTGTATTTTGATCATGAAGTCAATACTGCCACCTTTGGTATCTGGGTATTACCAACCCCCCGAAGGACTGATATTGCACGTGATCTAATGGGAGTAGCACTAGGCAAGCTGACACAACTCCCAAACATGAAGTATCTAGCATCGCGGGTTCAATCTACAAACGACCATGGAAACAATTTCAGCATTCGTTATCTAGGGACCCCATGGGGGCGTGAACCAAGAGGGGCATATGATCGGGTTACCAAAGTGTGGGTGGCAATGAACCACTATAAGTCAACCATCACTGAGGTCCAGCAACGGTTGAGGGATATATCATGAGTCTGTCATGTTCGTGCTACCATGAGTTAGAACCCGGTGATATTCGATGGGACTGGCCCAGTGATTATTCTACTCTACAAACTAAACGGACTAGAAAATGTGTATCATGCGATGACAAAATCGGCATTGGGGACGTTGTGGCGCAGTTTTTAAGGTATAAGGTTCCAGAATACCAAATTGAAATCAACATCTATGGAGAGGATACTGAGCATGGTCCACCCCGAGCAACCCATTACCATTGTGAACGATGTGCGGATTTAATGTTTTCACTATTAGAACTTGGGTTTGATTGTATAAGCATATATGATGACATGCGGCGTTTGGTTAAAGACTATTCTGAACTTTATGGAAAGCATTGACTCCCCACCATAATGTCGGTATAATATAATTTTACCAACGGAGGTTACATTGAGATATTATAATCCGCAACAATTCATGGATGATTGCCGATCCATCGTTAGGCATTACGGCAGTATCAAACGTGTGGGACTTTTCACAGTTGAGAGTTATGCCCTGTCAAATCCACGGGTTGTCATCAGCATTACCCTAACTGGGATATCACTTCGGTGGGGTGCGTATACGATTGATATGAATATCCAAAATGCTCCGGTCATGGTTCCCACGGTTCCTGCAAGTATCAAAACCCAAATCCTTCAGTTGGTGGTTGATATGGAAGAATTGGTGTAATAGAATATTAACATATCATAAATATGATTGTATCAATAGATGGGATCATATTTATGAGAATTGTCGGAATCGATCCAGGTCTTAAGGGTGGTATTGCCATCATTGACGATGATAAACTAATCTATGCATCAATGGTCCCTGTTGTGACTGAGCCGTATCTCAGGAAAGGTAAGAAGTCCACTCGTAATATTATGGACCTCCCAGCGATAGTCGAAATACTCAAACAATATAACCCCGAGTGTGGTGCATTAGAGAAAGTATCGGCCCGAAGCTCACAGGGGGTGACAAGCATGTTTCGATTCGGCACAGGACTGGGGGAATATCGGGGAATCCTCGCCGCACTAGGAATCCCATTCATCAACCCCACTCCCCAATCGTGGAAGAAACACCATGACCTCATAGGCAGTGCTGATAAATTGCCCAGTCTGGATTTAGCCCGTGAATTATGGCCGGATCATGCTAAGACATCATTTAGGTTGAAGAAGCATGATGGTGTGGCAGAAGCATCATTAATTGCTAAATATGGGCTTGACAATCAGGATTTGTTTTCATAGAATACTCCAGTAATTTACCAAACGGAGTATCCCAAATGATCATTATCGAAAATAACATCGTATATAAGATTCCTGAATCTATCATCAGCGGGGTTGTTAATAGTGAACAAATGGAACTTACTCGGGCATATGGTGATGCCAAACGCACTGCGTATGAAGAGTTTATAAAATTGGATTGTCTTGATACTGATGAGTTGAATGCACGAGCCGTAATAGCTGCACACTTTGGTGGGCCACTAGAGGGTCCATCGGTGGCAGTAGTAATTGAGGCATGGAAGATCATAACCCAACAATATGATATAGATACCTTTGTGGTGGATATTCCATCATCGGATATTGCAGCAAATATCCACGAAGAACCATATACTGCATACAATCTGGACAATGATACACATATTATGTGTGAGGGTTGTAGACACCAAGTGATGGCATACATCCAATGGGCCGATGCACGAAAAAAAGTTCATGATGGAACTCACACGTATGCTGACCTATTGTATATGATTCAGAACAATCCAAACAAAGATGGTGACAGCGATGATGACAGCGATGATGACATAGTTAGAGTAGTGTCTGTCACCGATGATGGGTCTATTGAGGAAATCAGTATTGAAGAATTTATGGAAGAATTATCCGGTTCTGAACAATCATTAACACCTACACATAAAGGGTCCACCAAGATTAACTGAATCCGTCCAATTATTCATTTGTGTCCATTATCCAAAATAGATACCCATTTCAAATCATATGAGGAACTCGATGACAATTATACGATCCAAAACTAAAGCATCGGGTGGAGTAACCGATCAAGAATTGGCAAAAATGAAAATCCATTCTCAAAAATGGATCGATAATGCTATGAAAACCGATCATATTGATAAAGATGCGATTACAGACGCCATTCATCAATTATATCGAGTTTCTGGATTGGAAGAACCAATCGTGGTTATTGTTCCTTCTCCATTGGTGATGAAATACGCATATGGAGCTGCTGCAGCTATATGGTATAATAAATCACATAATATTGATGATGCCACTCGTAGAGCCACTGATGCAGCCACCTATGATGCCACTGATGATGCCACTCGTAGAGCCATTTACAATGCCACTAATGTTGCAACTGATAGAGCCATTTACGATGCCACTGAGGTTGCCACTCGTAGAGCCACTCGTAGAGCCACTCTTGCAGCCATTTACGATGCCACTTATAGTGCCACTTATGCAGCCACTGATGATGCCACTGATGCAGCCACCTATGATGCCACTGATGATGCCACTGATGATGATGTCAGTGATGCCACTCTTAGAGCCACCCATGATGCATGTTATGCCATAGCTGGTCAATTCGGTATAGATTGTGCAAATAAAGGGTCTATATTATATCAAGGCGGTAATATGTGGTCATCCTATGATTGTTATATAACAGCTATGAGAGATATTATCGGTCTTGATCTTCCTGAATTTGAACCCTATAAATATTGGGAACAAGCCGCTATACATGGTGGATTCAGAGTCATGCATGAAAAATTCTGTATTGTAAGTGATTTTCC